CCAGTTGACGGGCGCGCGCCATCGCGTCCCCGGCCGACGTGTACTGGTTCGCCAGGATATCGCCCTTCCGGGCGATCAGTTGGGCAATCGTGCCCGCCATCGAGGGTTCATAGAGCGGCATGGCTTACGACTCCGCCTGTTCGCCTGATCCGTAGACGAACTTCAGCACGTTCAACACCCGGTCGCGTTCGCGTGCCCAGATGTCGTAGTCCATCATGTAGGCCCGCAGCGCCGCATCGTAGGCCGCCTCGGCGTCGCGCGCCCCGAGCGTGGCCATGGTGGACCAGACCTGGAGCTGCTGATTGGCGTGCGCCAACCACGCCTGCATCGCCTGTTGCGCCTGCGTCCCGTAGAGCCCGAGGAGCGCGTTGCGGAAGTTGGCCGTCTCCTGCGCGCCGATGCTCGCGGTCGCCTGCCAGGCTTGCATCGCCTGGGCGTCCTGGCGCGCCTGCTCCTCGCGGCCGATCGACGTGGTCTGCACCCACGCCCGGAACCGCGGCTCGAACTCCGCCAAGGCGGCGCGGTACACCCGGTCGTAGTCCTCGCGCGCGAGATTGGCTTCCGCCAAGGACGCCTGGAGCGCCCGGTCGTAGGCCGCGAGCGATCGGTTGTAGAGGTTCTGGTACTCCGTCGAGGCAAACTGCTGGCCATACTCCTCGAGCGCCTTGGCGGTGCCGCCCGTCAGCAGGGTGCCGCGCGCGGCCGCCGAGGTCTCCAGCGCCTTCTGGCCCTGTTCAAACCGGAACCGGTAGCTCGGATCGTTGAGCAGCGCCTCCGGCGTGGGGGCCTCGAACGTGGGGGCCACAAACTCGCCATACGTCGGCTTCGGCGCCACAAACTCCGGCGCCGGTGGCGGGGTATACGGGGTCGCGGTCGGCGCCGGCGGCGGCGTATACGGACCAGGCACGCCGGGCACCGGCGGCGGCACGTACGGGGTCAGCTCCGGCAGGGGCGGGATCTCGAACCCCCCGAAGCTGAACGAGAACGGCTTGTCCCACATCTTCAGGAGCGCGCCGTACGTGTTGGGGTCGAACGTCGGCTTGGGCGCATCCTGATGGGCCGGCGCATCCTGGTGCGCGGGCGCATCCTGATGCGTGGGGCTGGGCTCCCACGTAGGCGGCTCCGGCTCCCACGGCCGGACCGGCTCCCACGGGTCGTACGGATCGTCTTGGGTGAAGCGAGCCATGTGCATGCCTCGTTACGCCGGCGATCGCGGTCCCAGCGCCCAGGGCACCAGCGCCGTCGCCAGCGGCGGATTCGACCCTGTCGGAGGCGGGGCCGGCACGTACGGCGCCAACTGCTGCCGAAAGGCGGCCAAGAGGGCCTCTGGGCTCATGTAGCCCGGCGGCGGTGCGGCGGCACCCGTTGGCGGCCCGGTCACACCCGGCGGCGGTGCGGCGGCACCCGCCGGCGCGACGGTGCCCGGCGGCGGCCCACTGACACCCGGCGGCGGCGGTGCCGGAGGCGCCTGCGGCCATAGGCCGACGGTCCCCGCCGGCGACGGGCCGGCCGCCGGGGCCAGCGGCCCGGTCGAGACCCGGGTCTCGGGCTGGCGGGGTGCCCGACCCAGCAGGGATCCGTAGGTCGGCGCCGGCGCCGGCGGCGACTCCCACACCGGACCCGCCGGCGGCCGATCCCACGTGCCGAACGCTTGTGCCCCCTTCGCCATGGCTTACACCTGCGGCAGCGTCCACGGCACCAGGAGATCCGGCCGCTGATAGGGCGGCACGATCCCGTACCAGGTCTCCGGCAGCGGCGCCCGCTGGCCGAGCGGCGGCGTCAGACCGACGGGCGGCTCGGGCGCGATTGGTTCCGGCAGCGGCGTCCGCGGCGTGGTCGGTTGCAGGATGACGGATCGCCAATCGGCCACGGGCTTGGGCGCCGAGGGGACAGCGGTCGTCGCCGCAGGCGCGGCGGCCTGGCCGGATCCGGCAGGTGTGATCGGCACCTGGGGTGGTTCCGGCAGACCCAGGAAGTGGGCCACGGCGGCGGCCCCCCACTGGCCCAGTTGGCGGTACGGGGCCAGGCGGGCCTCACGCGCTTCCCAGTCGGCGCGCCGCTGGGCTTCGACCTGCTTCGCATACTCGAGCGACTCACGTTGGGCTTGGAGCTGCGCCTGCGCGGCGCGATCCGCGGCGGCCGCCTGTTCCCGTGCCGCCGCACGGGCGGCGGAGGCGCCGACGGCGCTGGAGACCGCCTGTGCCGTGCCGAGGACGGCCGTCGGGGTCAGCCACGCCGGGGCCGACGACGCGGCCGTGGTGCCGGCCGCCGCAGCGGCCGTGGTCTTCGCGGCGGCGGTGGCGGCGCCGGCCTTGCCACCAAGCGCCGCGCCCGCCGAGGTGAACGCTTTGGCGAGCCCTGTCCGAATGACGGGACCGATGCCCGGGAGGAACATCGATCCGACAAACGTGAGCGGCATCCAGATCTTCTTGGGCATGGCTCTCCTCTTACCGGCGACGCCGCCAGAGGCCCATCTGGCCCAGCGGCGTCAGCCATCGCGCCAGTCGGCGCCGCACGGCCGGGTCGGTCGCCTCCAGGCCCGCGAGCGCCCCGTCCACGCCCAGCGCCTCCAGCGCGGTCTGGAGGCCGCGCCAGAGGAGCCGTGCGACCGCCACGCCCGATCGGACCGCGGGCGCGATCCAGAGCCCCTCGACGACCACGACCGATCCCAGCAGCAGCGTGCCCACGATCGCACCCTCCTCTTCGACCACCAGGACGGTGGCGCCCGAGGATGGGGACAGGCCCTCGAGTTCCGTGCCCGCCAGGCGCGCGTACTCTTCGGCGGGCAATACCTTTAGGATACGCCCTCCACCACGATGTCGAGCGCGTACTGCATCGCCGGCGTCCCCGCCGACGTGTAGGCCACCTGGTACGACGGCGGCAGGTTCGCGTCCGACCGCACCAGGATGGTGCGCGTCTCGTAGGTCGTCACCGTATTGCCCGTGAGCACCGCCCCCGCGCTCGTCAGGGCCACCCCGCCATCCGTCCAGAAGATCGTCACCTGCACGCTGCTGGCGGTGCCCGCCGGCTGCGTCACGCGCAGGTAGGTCGAGATCCGGAGCAGGCTCGCCGGCAGCGCCCCCGTCGGCAGATTCGTCTGCGGAATCGAGGCGGCCATCGCCGTGCGTCGCACCCGCGTGATCCGATCCGGGGTCCGGCTCGTCCGGTCGGCGATCGCCTGGAACCAGTCGAGCCAGTCCTTGGACACCCGGCCCGGCATGTCGGGATCGGCGAAGTCCGCCCGGATTGGCGGCCACGGCATCTGGGACATACATCGTTACCTCTGGGTGAACTGCACATCGACGTAGGCATCGACGATGCGCCACGGGATCGGATCGCTCATCTCGACCTGAAAGACGCGGTCGCGGGATCGGCCCAACCGGCGCCAGACGACGCGCTGGCGGAAGCGGCCTTGGGCACCGGCGTCGGCCACGGCCTGAAGGCCGCCCGCCCAGGTCTTCCCGCCATCGTCCGACCAGGTCAACGTCACGGTGGGCGTGCCGTTGATCGGCCCCAGGCCAGGCTCCAGATAGAGTTCGAGCTTCGGATAGAGCACCCACTGGTGCTCGCGGTTGAGGCCGGGGGCGCGCCGCAGGCGACGGATGAGCGAGCCATCCAGTTCGGTGGTCGCGGTCGGCGTCATCACCCCAATCGCGCCGCTGTCGCGCGATCCCACCAGGTGGCGGCCGTACAGGAAGGCATGGACGCGCGGGTTCCAGGTGGTGAACCGCCCCTGCGCCGCCAGCCACTTGCCGCGTTCGCTCCAGAGCCCGGTGCTCCGGTCGAAGACCCAGGTGGCCTCCGCGCTGGGAAAGTTCAGGACGTAGAAGAGATGGCCGTCCTGTTCGTAGCCGAACGCTTCGGCATCCTCGATCGTCGCGTACTGCCGGAAGGCGAACTCGACGGCGTGCGTGCTGATGCGCTGGGGCGCGTAGCCGCGCGCCATCACGACGATCCCGTGGCCGTCTTCCGATCGCGCCAGCCAGGCGAGCGCATCGCCGACGCGCGCGAGGGACCAGGGCGCCGCAATCCCGTACGGCAGCAGGCTCCCGGGCCGGGGCGCGAAGGGAAAGGGAAAGTCGCCGGTGTTGTACCAGACCTCGCCCGTGCGATCGCCCAGGAGCCAGATCTCGCGGAAGAAGACGATCATGGCCTTCCAGGGATCGCCCGCCATGGAGCGCTGGGCGACCTGGGCGGGATCCCACACGGTGCCATCGAAGAGCCCGGAGACCTTGAGCGTGGCGGTGGTGGCGTCGAGCGCCAGAAAGTAGCCGTCCAGCATCCCGATCATGCGGCAGCCGCTCGCGATCGCGGTGCTGAGGGTGTTGGTCGCCAGCGTGTAGACGTAGCCCTGGTCGCCGGAGGCGATGAAGAGTTGGCCGCCGTTGGGGCCGTTGTGGACGATCTGGGCGAGCTGGGCATCGACGAGGAGGGTGCCGCGCTGGGTCACGGTCCCGTCGCTGAAGAGTTCGAGCAGGCGGTCGCCAGCCACGACGAACCCGCGCGTGCCGGCGGGGCCTTCCCCGATCGCCCGGATCGGGGAACTGGGGGCGGTGGCAAACGCGAGAAAGCCGGGCGAGGGATAGAGCGCGGCGCTCGCCTTCGATCCCGGCATCTCCAGGCGTTCGACGTAGAAGTTGACCGTGCGCTGGTCGGAGGCCAGCGGGCTCTGCGACTGGTAGCTGCCCCCGACGAAGGCCGGATACCGCATGGGTTACTCGCGCCGCCAGTCGTAGGTGGCCACACCCCCGACGAGGAGCGGGTCGGACTCGAGCGCCCAGTCTTCCTGATTGATCCGCTTGACGATCCCCACCGACTCCCGCGCGACGGCTTCCACCCGGGGCGGCACGGGCACTCCGAATTCCGGCGCCAGCTCCACCGCCAGCGCAAAGCGCAGCGCCCGCGCGTAGCCAGTCGGGAGCGTCAGCGTGGTGGTGAGCGCCGGCACCTGGGTGAGGGGCGCCGGGAGATACAGCTTCAGGCTGATGCCGGCCCGGTTGGGCACCGGCCAGAGCGTGAGCGTGCGGAGCGGCACCCCGCCATCGACGTAGAAGGCGACCGGCAGGTCGCTCGCCAGCGTCTTGACCGTCACGCGGCGCCACTGCTGCACGGTCAGGGGACCGTCGAGCGGGTACTCCACCGGCTTGGTCTGGTTGGTATCGACCAGCGAGCCCGCCGAGATCCAGACGGGACGGGGGTCGCGATTGATCTGGCCGCCCGGTCCCAGGGTGTAGCTCGCCTGGCCGACGACGAGCGGCGTGAGGACTTCCTCGACGGTATGGATGAACAGGCGCTCGGCCGCCCAACTATCGAGCAGCGCGTTGAGGGCGGCCAAGCCGTCCTGGGCTTCCGAGCTGGTGGGATTTTCCGAAGCCGCCAGGGCGCCGATGAGGCGCAGCGACGACGTGATCAGATCGAGCGCGGTCATGGCGCCCTGGCCCTCTCGGATCCGCCACAGCCTTAGCTGTGGATGCGGCAGACGTGCTCGGGCCGGAGGATCTTCCAGCCGTAGAGCACATCCAGGCGGCACGGGAACTTGTCCGTGGACACGTCGTACGCGCGCACCATGCGGATCGAGATCCCGAGCTGCTTGTCCCCGGCCCGGCCGGCCATATCCACGCCGCGCGGGAGCGGCAGGTCGGCCGTCGCCAGGGTGATTGCGTCGCGGTGGAACGCCAGACCGACGCGGCCCACCGTGTTGGCCGCGCCCAGCACCGTGACCGCCGCGCCGTTGGCCGGCGAGGCCGTCACGGTCTTGCCGTTGCCGCTCGTGACGATGGCGGGCGCGATCGGAATCGTCGCCTGGCCGCTCGCGTTCGAGTTGACGTTGGCCGTCACCACGAACTGCTGGAGGACGCCGATGTCCTGGAGCGAGACCGGGTTGATGGCGTTGACGCCGGCGAACGTGACGACATCGCCCTTCCGCAGCAGGTTCGTGACGTTCGCGGTCCAGCCCGAGGTCGCAATGGACGACCCGGTCTGGCCGGCGCCGTTGACCGTCGGCGTGCCGCCATAGGCGCCCACCTGATGGGTCGCCACGTTCTGGTCCTCGAACCAGTCGAACCCGATCGCGCGGCCCATCTTGCCCCGGATGTACTGCTTCGCGATCGC